AACAAAATTACAGAAAGCGTAATAAATAAATATAATAAGATATTACAATATTTAGAAAATCAAATTAATTCAGATAAAGCAGATGAACAAGATTATATACAATATAAATTATTAAAAAAAGAAATAAAAAAATTATCAAATCAATTATTAATAAAAGTAAAAGATATTCCTAAAAATGATAATTTATATAATATATCAAATCCTAAAAAAGCCCAAAAAAATGCATTTAATTATTTAGGTCCTACCGCTATTTTATATAAATCAGAAAAACCAAAAAAAAAGTATAAAATATTAAACCCTAATACAAATAAATATATACATTTTGGTTCAGATTTACAAGATTACTTATATACTCAAAATGAAAATAGAAGACATAATTATTTAAAACGATCAAGAAATATTAAAGGTAATTGGAAAGATAACCCATATTCACCAAATAATTTAAGTATGTTTATAACATGGCAATAAATACTATAGTTTAATTTAAAAATATTATTTTATTTGTATATTATATATATATGTCAGTAGCAAGTGTAGCTCAGTTATTAGAAGATCAAGGCGGAGGCGGTAGCGGTTCCGTTAATGGTATAGAAGCAGGGGCGGGTATTGATATCGTTAGTTTAGGTAGCGGTGATTTTAGAATTGTAAACGATGGTATTATTAGTGCTATAGCAGGTGCGGGAATTAGTGTATCATTAAATGATACAACGGGGGCATTAACTATTACTAATACAGGCGGGGGCGGTGGTGGTGGTGTTGATACCGTTGTTAGTGGTGTTGGTATAAATGCATCTATTGCAGGTACTACTCTGACTATTGCTAGTACAGTAGACCCTGCCGATTATTCAACAACAGCAGAAGCAAATGCATTATATCAAACTTTAACAGGAATGGGTGATTATTCTACAACAACAGAAGCAAATGCATTATATCAAACTTTAACAGATATGGCTAGTTATAGTACAACCACAGAAGCAAATGCATTATATCAAACTTTAACAGATATGGCTAATTATAGTACAACCACACAAGCAAATGCATTATATCAAACCCCAGCACAAGCAAATGCATTATATCAAACTTTAACAGATATGGCTAATTATAGTACAACCACACAAGCAAATGCATTATATGCACCAATAACTACAACTACAACTGAAGTTGTGCCTACTACCGCACTTGTTGCGGTAACTAGTGGCACTAATTTATTTTTAAATCCAACAATTTCTCCTGTAAGTGGAATATATGTTTATAGTCTTCATTGCTATGTTAATGGGTATGATGTTGATGGAACTGCTGGGGACTTTGTGGAAAGTGCTACCATTAATTTTTATATTAAAAATGCTTTTAATGATTCAACAGTTGTGGGAAGTCAAATTTTTACATCTGGATCAACTGGAACAACTCCTCAGAAACATTTACCTATAACATTATCTGGCATTTTTAATATTGGCAACGCATCTTCTGTTTATTTTATTGTAGGTCCTGTAGTCTTAGCATCAGGTGGAACACAATATAATGTTCAAAATGCATATGCAAATTCATTATCACAATTTATATTTACTAGAATTGGTTAAGATATATTATTAAAAAAATTCACAAATTAATATAAATATTTGATGTATAACATTTATATTGTAATATTAATTTATATATTAATTAAAAAAAAAATATATAAATTAATATATATATGTCGGTCCCAACTTATCAATCTAATCAAAATTTAGTACTCAATAACGCATTTGGGTCTAATTTAAATAATAGTACTGTTTTATCTTCATTTCCTGCATCAACAACAACAGCCCAAGGACATTATCACTTTACTGACTCTGATACAAATTCTCTTAAACTTTTAAATTGTAGTAATGATAAGAGTGGAGGTCATCAGTTTTGGAATTGCAACAGCACTCAACAACCACAATTATTATTTAATATTACTAGAGATGCAGTGTTTCTTAATTCTTTATTAAAAAATTTAACAAATCAGTTAAATGTTGATATGGTTAATAATATTATAACTGTTCGTAATAGCGCGCAAGCTTACGAGACTGTATTGCAATCAAGTGGTACAACTATAAGAAATAACGCAACATCAGAGGGTGTATTATTAGCAACAAACCGTTTATTAGTTGGTAATGATATAACATCTGAATTTAGTAGTATTTACAATACTTTTTTATCTGTTTCTAATCCTACTAATAACGCTAGATTAACCGCTACTGATTTAGTTTTTAATAGTACATATTCAGTATTAACAGAAATAGAAAAACTACAAATAAAACAAACTAATGTATTAAATGTTTACCCAGCTCCTCCAATTTACGCCGATGGACGCCTACCATCAGCAGTACCATTAACTTCATCTAATACTTACGCACAGTTTGGATGGTATTTTAAAAATACTGTATTAGGTTATAAAATAAATTGGTACTTTTCACCAGATACAAACCAAACTGTTGGGGATATTTTAGGATTATATTTAAGATTATTTAATTGCGGTACTACATCAAATGATAACACCCCTTTCATCGTGATATATACTAAACCTACAGGAGTCAATGATTTCGCCCCATGGTTTCACTCATCAATGACTTATATTTTAGATCAATCTGTAACTCCTACAGCTAATACAAGTTATACATTTTTTGAAAATGTTTCTGGAACTTGCCCAGATCCATCACATTACGCTTCATCATTAGTTGGAATGGAACCAAGTACCGTAAATAATCCAAGAGGCGAATATTTACCAACTCAACAAATATTAGCTATTTCAATTCAATCTAATTCATCGTCTGTAATTAATAGTGTAGAATTTATAATGCAAAAATTAGGTATAATGACATCAATAGGAACTCAAGAATTTGCACTTGGTTTTCAACTATAAATAATACAAATAATATCAAATAAAAATAATATTAAAATTTATAATAGAACAAATAATAAAAAATAAAAATATATTTATCATATATATATATAAATAATGTCTGTAGCAAGTGTAGCACAATTATTACAAGAACAAGGAGGCGGGAGCGGGGGTGGTGGAATAGATACGGTTGTAGATGGTGATGGTATTATAGCATCAATAGTAGGTAGTACTCTTAATATTGCTAATTCTGGCGTTATAAATTTAACACAAGGTTCTAATATTACACTTACAGGAACAAACGATAATATTACTATTAATAGTATATCTCCTTATAAAATAGGGTACGTATTAAGAACATTTGGACCCGCTACAGTACAACCACAAATGCAATATAGAAATACATTTCAAATTGCTGGGTTTACACCTAACGCTAATACAATCATTACAGCAACTAATAATTCAAGTGATTCATCAATACCTATTTCTTTTACTGTACGATATAACACAGGCGTACCAATACCGCCCGCTGGTGGTTTTATAATAGAAGTAAGTAATTTTTCAGATGCTGATTTAGTAGATTTAACATTTCCTTTTTCCGTAATAGCAATAAACCCTTAATAAATTTTTAAAAAAATTCACAAATTAAAATATCATATGGCATATTATTAAATTTCTTACTATTTAATTTAATGAAGTTTTTAAACTCCGCTAAATCATACCCCATATGGTGTAATAATAAAAAACATATACACCAACGTCCACATGTATTAATACCGTCTCTTAATTTTTGATATTTAGTTTCATTATATAATAGTTGATTAGGTTCTTTAATAGTTTTTAATATTCTTGATAAATGCTTTTTATCTTGTCCTAATATTTTATTCATAATTGTTGATATATACTTTAGTTCTCCGTCTGGCTTTTCTCCATATGAATCAAACCAAGTATATATATCGTTATCTTTTGTTATACAACACCAATGACCGCTATTTTTTTGGTTCTCAGTTAATATAATTCTATAATCCTTTTCTTCTGGTAATAATTCATTAATATCATTTATACTTTCTAATTGTGAGTATTTTAATAATTTTTGGGGAGCATCAATAAAATATTTATTAAAATCTTCGTCGCTTACCATCGTGGCTAATTTATTTTTCATTTTATTATAGGCATCTTCTCTTTTTAATTCTTTTAATCTATCTAAATTACTTGTCATTATAATATTACAATAGAATATATTTATTTAATTTAAACTAATTAGATTAATTTAGATTTATATTTAAAAGATAATTGATATATTAGATTAATAAATGGTACATTGGACTAATTCCTACCATTACGGAGTTAAACAACAACAAATCGTACTACCTATTATCAAAGAATATTTTAATAGAAACATTATTGAACATACTGATCAATATGCTAAATATGATTATTCTGATGAAAAATATAATTACGAATTGAAGTCTAGAACCAATGACCTAAACAAATACAACACAACAATGATTACATTAAATAAAATAGATAAGAATAAACCATTAATACTATTATTTAAATTTACTGATAAATTAACTTATATTGAATACGATGAAACATTATTTAATACATTTGAAGTAAAACAATTTAGTAGAGCACAAGAAAAATATGATATGAAGAATCACATTTATATCCCTATAAAATATCTTACTATAATAGAATAGATTTATTTAGATTTTTAATATTAAATATCTAAAAATATCTAATAATACATATATTTATATTACATCTAGATTATTTCAGTAAATTAGATGTAAGTATGATGTAATAATTTTAAAATTATTTCATTTAATAATCTAATTTATCTATTTTTATTATTACTTGTAAAAATCTAATAATAAAAATCTAAAATATATAAATAAAAATCTAAAATAAATAAATAATAATCTATATAATATATTTTTTATATTATATAAATTAATTATGTAAATAAATTATGTAAATAAATAATTAATCCTTTTTATTAAATAGGATAAAAATAAATTGTGCCTGCAATACTAGGGGCTGTATTATCAAAATTAATCTGACCTTGTAAGAATATTTGTTGATTAGTATTTATTGAAACAATTTGTGTATTTTGAAATGCTATTGATTGTGCATTAAGATCTATTGCGGAAGGGTTAACGGTAAATGGATAAGCAGTAGAACCATTATTAATAACTGATGCTACGGGTCCTAATGCTGTATCAGTATTACCTCTAATTGATAAATATACCCAAGCGATATAATTACCTGCTGGTATATTAAAATAATTAGTGAGTGTGTAATTAAATAATGTTCCATCAGTAATAACAGGAGGAGAAATAAAACTACTTTTAAAAAATGGTAAACCTATAGTAGAGGCAGATGACATATATATAATATAGATATATAATAAATTTAATTAAACATTTTTTTATATTTTTTAAATTGGTAAAAAAGATATTGAACCTGAAACGTTAGGGCGGTTATTATTAAATGCCACAGAACCTTGAAAATCTACATTAGGTTGTTCTGTTGATATACTAACTAATTGTGAACTTTGAAATGCTATACTACCATCATTGATAATGGTACCCGCTGGATTTAATGTATTAGGAAAATTTGGTCCGTTATTTAATAATATTTGAATAGGTCCTAAATCTGTATCTGTATCACCTTCAATAAATAAATAAATCCAAACTAAATAATTACCTATTGGAATACTAAAATCATTATCTAAAATAAAATCAAATTGAACACCTGAAGTATAAGCAGGGGCGGTAAAATCACTTTTTAAAAATGGTAAATTTATAGTAGATGCAGAAGACATTTTTATATATATAATTATAATATATTTTAATTTATATATTTTAATTTAATTTAAAATAAAATATCTTTTATATTTATATATTATAATGAATAACAATAATTCACCAGAAAAACTATATTACGATATTCAATTGACTAACTTAGAAAATAATGGAGAATCTCCACCAGTATTAAATTTTATTGAAACTAGAAACGTACCTTTCTTATATGATCCAGACCAGTATTATATGAGTATTATAAGATTTTCATTAGATACGCCTAACTTACCCGTATTCATTCCAACTATACAATTAAATCAAAGTAATATTAATTTAACTATTTATAGTGTTTCTTTACAGTGGGTTGATCCTTTAAATCCTAGTGATGTATTTACATCAACAAGTCCAGTTATATATATACCACAATCTAAAGTCGCACCATTACCACCGCCTACAAATGTCAACGGTATACAATATAATGGAGGTAATTATTATAATATTTATAATTATCAGTATTTTATTTATTTAATTAATGAAGCATTTATTATTTGTTATAATCAACTTAAAACAGCAGTAGAAGGGGCGGGTTTAGTTTTACCTTCTGATTATTACCCTGTTCTTAGTTGGGATACATCTAATAATACCGCTATATTAAATTGTGATGTTTTAGGGTATTCAACTGTAGCAACAAATTATATTAAAATATTTTTCAATACCTCCTTAGCTCAATTATTTTCATCATTCCCAGTTATAATAAGTTCAGCGTCGGGGGACTTAAACGCACAAATTATTACTAATTCATTTAGTAGTTCTAACATCATACAATACCCGCCATTTAATCCAGAATACGACGCTATTCAAGTATTTCAAGAATGTAGTACTATAGCATTATGGACACCTATAACATCTATTGTTTTTACATCTACTACTTTACCTATAGTAAGTAATCAAGTAAGTACACCAATAGTCTTTAATGGTTCTAGTATTTTCGGAGGCAATGGAAATAATGCATTAGTTCAACAGTTAATTAGTGATTTTATTTCTGATGATGGTACGTATCGCCCTAATCTTGTTTATCAACCAACCGCACAATATAGGTGGATTCAATTAATGGGAAATCAACCATTAACTACATTTGATTTACAAGTATTTTATAAAGATAGATTAGGAACTTTAAACCCTTTTTATTTATCAAGTGGTTCAACTGCAACTATTAAAATATTATTTAGTAAAAAAATAAGTGCGGGAAATTCTAAATGTTAATATTATAATTTAAAAATTTAAAAATATTACTTTAAAAAATATAAACGTATTAGTTTAAAAAATCTTTAAAAATTATAAATATATAAAATAAATAAAATATTTTATATAAGTATATATATATGTCTAGTCCAGATTTTAAAACTGCATTAATTGAATCTACAACTATTTCTGATCTAACTGACTCTGAAATTTTTGGTGTCTTGAGTGGTCCCCAATACTCTACCTATACTCAATTTCAAGCCATCTCAGCTAGTGCATCACAAATTGTGTTTAACGTGCAAGTGCCATCGGAAAATATTTTAATTGATCGTCATTTACTAATGGCTTCAAAGGTTAACTTCACAATCAAATTGACAGATGTCCCCGTTGGTGAAAACTGTATTAACTGGGGTCTTACATCAGCACTTTCAGCGTTTCCGCTCCAGTCGCTTTTTACTACGATGCAAGCAACTATAAACAATGCTAGTACAAGTGTAAACATGCAAGATATTCTACCAATGATTTTAAGATGTAATGATAATAGGAAATTATCTAGATACAATAGCATGACACCATCTATGCCAGACTGTCAATGGGGACAATTTAGCCAAGCCGTTAACGTTGGAGGTCCTGTAGCAAATTCTAATAATAACGTTCTTTCATCTCTTAATAATAATGGATATGATAATGATTTTCAACCTCGTGGAAGTTTCCCAGTTCAATTATTAGGAATTATACACAACGTTACAGGCGGGGGAGTTGATGCTTCAATTATATCAACAAATCTTGCCGACACTTGGTCAATAGGGCTTTCTTTTACAGCAACTGAGCCATTTCTGGCATTATCTCCATTTACAAATTGCATGCCTATGAGTGCATCTTCTGGGTCTGGTTTAATTGGAATTAATAACATGTCTATTGTATGCAATGTTGACGGAACCGCGAAAAGATTACTAGGAATGGCTCAACCTTATTTAATTGGTGGTGATACCGCAACAGGTGCTATTGTATTAGGTTTTAATGAAGGTGCGTTCTCTTTTCCTGCTTTCCAAAATTCACGATTACTTTTCAACTTCCAAACTTTAACATCTTTACAGTATGCAAAAATATCATCAAAATGCATCGTACCATATACCGACTACCCTCGTTATTTAACAAGTTTTACCAACAACGAGCAAGTTGCCCCAAACACTAGCATCACATTAACCTCCCAGAATCTCCAACTCAATCAAGTCCCATCACAGATCATGATAACAGTACGAAAACCAATGAACGCCCAAACACCATATGACACAAGTTCATTCTTATCAATTGAAAACATTTCAATTAATTTTAATAGTCAATCTGGGTTGCTCGCATCAGCGACACAACAAGACCTCTATAATATCTCGTATAGAAATGGATGTGCACAATCATATTATGAATGGCAAGGATATAATAACAACTTTGAAAATGGTGTCCCGCCTGCTTATAATAATGGTGTACCATTATCAGAAATAGCCGTACCTACGGGGTCATTACTTATTATAAACCCCGCTCTTGATCTAAGCCTTCCTGAAATGTTAAGTGCGGGGTCCTTAGGTCAGTACAGTTTTCAATTTAACATCAGAGTGAGAAATAATTACACCTCTGCAATTACCCCTGAAATTTGTATCATCACAAAAAATGATGGTATTTTTGTAACTCAACAGGGCACATCTATTATCTACACAGGCATTCTCGACAAGGCTACTGTATTAAAAGCAAAAGAAGGAGATGCATCTCTAGATTATAATTCACATCAAAGATTAGTCGGAGGTCGTCTAAATAGTTCTGGTTTTGGTGCTATTAAAAAGATGTTAAAAAATCATATAATGAGTGCAAACCCACACCCAATGGCTGAGGGTGGTATGGCTGGATGTGGTATTTCTGGTGGTGGCATTTCTGGCGGTTCTACGAGTGGCGGAAGAAGACACAAATTAAATAAACATTTACTATAAATTATTTTTAATTTAAAAATTTAACTATACTATACTATTATATGATAGATATAGAAAATAGATCTAAATCATTACAAAGATATTATAATAAAAAATTAGAAATAAATGAGAAACAGAAAGAATATTTTAGAAATGTTTATTATATCAAAAATAGAAATAAATTAATACATTATCAACAAGTATATAGAAAAAAAATGTTTTTTTATAATACTAATAATACAAATTTTAAGATTATTGAACCATTAAGAATAGAAAAAAATATTAGGGTAGAATTTTAAATTTAAAAACTATTTAAACA